CAACCAAAACACGAAGGGGAATGAAATGACTGCAAAAGACGAACTAGATGAACTGCAACAAATAATGCGCGAAGAACAAAGTTTGTCAGCCGATGGCACGACTGCACCCGATTACGGGTACTCGTGCGATTACTGCAAAGCGAAAGCGATCTACGACGCGCAAACGGTCAGCGGTTTCTGGGCTTTCATGTGTGACGCACACTTCGCAGAACACACGCATAAGCGACTGGGCTGGGGCTTCGGACAGCGACTGGTTCCCATCACCGACTGAAGGCAATCAACACAAAAGCCCCCTGCGCCATGACTCGCGGGGGGCTTTTGCTTTGGGGGGTGGGGGGGATGGGGGAAGGGGAATACCCGACCCCCCGCGAGACTACGAAAGAATCGTCAAACGCTGAACCATACCAACAGGTATCGCCATCACGGAGTCAATGCCATCGTTCGTGTTCACAGACTGTGCAACAACAACGTGACCCGTCTTGCTGTCGGGGATTAGATACCCGACCGTTCGCACCTCGCACGGTTCGTCGTCAATGTCATCGACAGTCAACCAACCGTGGTTCAGGCTGTGCGCGTCATGCCAGATGACCAGCACCAGATCGTACGTCACCATTTTTCTTTAGCCCGATCCATGCAGAACACGGGTGCTTGCCACACGATGCCCTTCTCTGGCGCGATGACGCTAAACGCCTGCTGCGGTTCCTCGTAGCCAAAGCCCATGACGATTGAGTATTCGTCTGCGCCTTTCATCGACCCGTTCACAACCATTCCCGGTGTCTGGATGAGTTGATGCCAATGCCCCATCCACAAGGTTGAGAACTGTCCACCTGTCGCCATGTACCGCTGCATCTTCTGTGCGCGCAGTCGCATGATGGGGGGCCAAATTCCACCGATCCCACCGCCACCCCTTGCAGCGTCTCCGTGGGTTAAGAGATGACCGCGCCCGTAGATCGTAAACAGGCAGTCGGCAGATTCGGGAACCTGAAACGTGATCGCCTTATTGCCAGCGAAATGACGTTCAACCATTTTTGCCAGCAGCCAGTCGAAGTTTGTCTTGGCTCGCATCTTCGCCCGTGGCTTGCGGGTTGTACGCCCGTGGTTGCCCGGTACTGCAACAACGTGAACCTTCCCGAATTCCCCGTGCAGTAGGTCGATGCTCGCGGCTATCTGTTCCGACCAGTAGAGCAAACTGCCAAGCATCGAATCTTCGTTTGTCTCTGACAGTTCTTCGTGAATGTCACCGCTGAACGTGTCGCCCCCCAGCATCAGCACCACGCCGTCATACTTGATCCCGGCTAGGTAATGGCGTGCCAGTTTCACCACGTTCGTTCCCCACTTGTGCAGACGCATCGTGGCAATCTCGCGGTTGTAGGCGTTCAGGCCGTGTATCTCGTCGGGGTTCACTACCTCGTCAAAGTGCGTATCGGACAGCAGCAGGGCGAGGGTCGCGGCAGACTGCTTAGGTTTCTCCGGCGACAACCAGCGGGGCGGTTGGATCGTCGCAGCCTGCGTGGACTCAATGAACTTCAGCGCGGTGCGGGTCTGTTCCAGTTCGGCAACCGTCAGGTTCAACTGGTTCTGTAGATCATCGCGTTGCCGTTTGTACCGCAGCGATTCGATGCGGTCGTTGCCGATGGCGTTCAGTTCCTCTTCAATCGACACAGCAGCAGTCTTTCTTGGCGTGACGGTGGCAGATCGTGATGCCGCCATCGAAGCCCCGTTTGATCATCACGCGGCGCACCGCTTCAAGCGGATAGTTCTTCGACACAAGCGCGGCTTGTATTTCTTCCGCATCTTTCGGGTCAAGCGTGTCAAGGAACCTGCCGACCTTGCATCGTTCTGCGCCAAACTTCAGTTCGGCTTCTAGTTCGTCTTTGATTCCCATACCCCTTCGGCCCCTCTCACAGTTCCCCGGTGGCGTGATCCCTAACGTGGTCGTCAATCTTGTGTTCAATCCTGTTCAACGAGGTTACAACGAAGGCGTGGTCATCGCGGTTCTCTTTGCGAAAGTTTTGTAGCACCGCCACGACGACAGCGAACCCGCCCGTGATCACGGCAACGATGATTGCTTCAGTCATCGAAATCACGCAACGCATTCAGCAGTACGTTGACCGCCCAGATGGTCAGCCCGACGAACGCCATAAAGACGAGGAACGGGATCACGGCTTGTTCGGCGCGGGTGCGGTCGCGCTCACCGACTTCCAAGCCTTCGTCAAACCAACGGGATCGTCAGCAAAGCCGCCATTATCCCCTGCCGCAAGTTCGATGTGCAGCCATTTGCCCCCCGGCGTACCGCCATTGTCGGTCGCAGTCCAAACCTTGACCCCGGGCTTGCCCCCCAACTCTTTACGCGAGCAACGAAAAGCCCTGCCCCAGTCCTTGAACCAGTATTGGTGTACCTCTTCGATGCCAAGCGCAACATGGTTGGCAACTAGCCAGTCGAACACCTGCGACACCCACGCTTGATCTGCCTGCTTGTTCTTCGGCAGACCAGCATCGACCGCACGACCCGTCGCGTGGACTGACAGAAGGTTGCTGCCGCGCATCGGGCGGTTCGCATAGATGCCCAAATTGCTGAACCCCCAGCGGCTGTTCAGAATGTCAATCAGTTTCTCTGTGCCGGGTCGCGCTTTGGTCTGCCCGGGCGCGTCGGTGGAACCCGTGTATTTCATCGCTTCGCCTTCCCACCGAACGCATCGTTCAGTTCGTCACGGTCGATCTTGCCATCGTTGGCATACGCCTGAAGCAGTTTCCCGACCACGTTTGACGCGGCTACCGCGCCAGCGATGAAAGCCGACCGCCACAAATCCACGTTCACGATGGCCCCACCTGCGACAGCGGCAAGCGAGGAATACCCGAACACGGCAAGCACCCGAAGGGCAACAGTTTTCATTCATCTTCCTTGTCTGTGACGACCCCCAGAAGATGCAAGCCAAGTGCGCCGAAGGTCAGCCACAACGCCCACGTTTGCAGTCTCCCTGAAAGGGTCAGGATCGTGATGACCGAAGCGAGCAGGGTGAACGCTAGTGCTGTAATTTCGCGCCAAACTTTCATCGTCTGTTCCTTCGGGCTGGCGCAGTTGACGACAAAGTTACCAGCGCACCCGTGACTGCGATGAGTGTTCTGCGTGTGCCTACGGGTACGCGCTGGTCTGCTGGCACATAGTCATCGAAGCCACCCCCAAAGACGTTCACGGTCTGCTCAAACTGGCGTTTCAGTTCCACCGGGGCATCGTTCAGTTGCTCTACTAGTTGCGCCTTCTCTGTCTCCGTCAAGTTTTGTATGTCGGCTGGCAGTTCGGTGATCGGTTCGGGGCTGATCAGTTCAGGCTCTACAAGCGTCGTGGTTACTAAAAGTTCGGTGGTGCTAGTCGTAGGCAGTTCGGTAGTTGTCGTCGCTTCTAGGGCGGTTGTCGGGGGAACGGTGGCTGTCGGGCGTGGCTCTGGCAACGGTCGGCTAGGGGTGGGCAAGATCGTGGTCAAGATCGTGGTCACTACAGTTAGTTGGGGTTCTGCGCTACTGGTCGCAGCATCCGCAACCGTGGTGGTCGTCGTTGTGGTTGGTATCTCTTCGGTTGTGGACACATCTACGATGGTTGTACCCACCTGATCCGTTTGCGGTACAGGCTCGCCCGTGGTGGTTGGCGCGTCAGTCACCACGGGCTGTGTGGTCGGTATTGTTTCCGCTACAGAAGTTGTCGTTTCGGGAAGGGTCGTAATCGGTGCGTCGGTGGTCGAAGTCGTTTCTGTTGGTTGCGTTGTTGTTGACGGTTCAACGCTGGTGGTCGTGGATTGCGGAGAGGTCGTCGTCGGATCGGCATTGGGAGTGACCGGGGCTGCGGAAGTCCCTAAGTCGTAGACCTGCCCGGGGCGTGTCGCGTCAGGATCACCGCAACAGAACCCTGCCCGTAGACGGTAAGTGCCGGGGGTTAGCAGCAGATCAAGGTTGGATTGCAGCCCGTACCAGTCGTCGTTCTGTGCGACCAGTTCACCTGCCTGCGTGTAAAGCCACAGCATCGGGTCAGAGCCGTAGCCCTGCACCGCGTAGGTTCGGGCGACGAACTGCTGTTGCTCGCTGAACGTGAACCAGTAGTCAGCGGGTGTTCCTGTGATGCGCGGGTTGTCAGCGTTCGCGGTTGATGCGAAAGCGAGAAGTAGCGCGGGTGCTGCGATCAGCCAGCGTCGGTTGATGTTTGCGCCTCTTCAACAGGCGCAGGTACTTCCGTAACAGGTTCAATGTAATCAGGTGGATTCGGGAAGTCTGCAATCTCTGACGGTTCCCACGTTGCAGGGAAATCACGCAACGCCTGACGGTAAGCAGCCCACTCTGTCTTGTCCACGGGTGCGTCGGCTGTTTGTGTCCAGTCACAGGCGGCAAGTAGGCGGTCACGTTGTAGGCGCATACGTTCAACCAGCCATTCGGTTGCGATTTCTTGAGGATCAAAGATGCCGCGAAGGTTCATTTATGCCGCCTCGTAAATCATAAAGCCGCGAATCTGGTCGCTGGTTGTCATTTGAATGTTCGGAGATGAACCCCACGATGAGCCACCAGACCAGTCACCCAACAAATACATCGCAGACGTTGATGCTGGGAATGGGCCTGCAAGGTATGGGGTGGCAGCACTTGCGTCATAAATCCACGCGGTTCCATTGACCTGCGAACCAATTGCAGACAGCGTTATTGGAGTCGTAATTGCAACTGATGTTGCAGCCTGTCCAGTACCACTTGCGATCGTTACACCAAAAAAAGCGACAACGAATTTTTGTAGACGGAAATACCGTGCATAATTGACTGTTACGCCAAACGTCGTCGTTCCTTGCGTTACGCTAGGTGTCCACGTTTCACTTACTGCACCGATCTGGTTCAACGTCGCTGCATACAACGGAGTGTTGTCAGATAACCCAGCAGTCCATTGTGTAGCCATTACAAAAGCACATCCTCTGTTGAACCTAGAAGTGAGACACCCAGAATAAACCAGCCCGTGTAACGGGTCGAACCATTCACCACAGTCTGCCATTCCCCCGGGGTGATCCTGTGTTCAATACTTTGCACCAGCAAATCTTTCTGTATCGCAGACCCGACGCTAGGTG